CGTTCCATTCGCGATCTGGCTCATTGCAGTGATGACACGCTCGACTGTATCGGCAGATGCACCAACAGAAGCCACAGCATTCGCCACACCTGCGAGTGCTTTCTCAGCTGTGTTCGCGTCAAACTTTGCGGATCTCAGACGGATGAATCCCTTGACTGTCTGCTCGAGGTTGATGCCTGGAAGAAGTGCAATCTTCCGGAGTCGGTCCATCTCAGCCGTCAGTTCAGATGTGGAACCGACAGTCGTGGCGAGAGCACGCTGGAGTGAGTCGTAGTTTACAGCTGCATCGAGTGCAGACTTTGCGAAGCCAGCGATAGCAGCTCCTGCGAGAAGACCTTGAAACTGCTTGCCGAGAGCGTCAGAAGATTGTTTCGTCTGCTCGAATGTATCGGCGGTTTGTTTCGCTTCAGACTTGATGTTCCGAAGTGCCTGGACAGCATCACCAGCGCCTGAAACTTTGAATACGATGTCGAAGATGCCGAGCGCCATTAGAATGTCCTTTTCGCCAGCACCGACATCACGGCCTTGACGATCTCAACGATTTGATTCTCCCAGACTTCGCCAGCCCATGCGACTTCGGCGAACTCGTCCAGGCTCAAGTCGGTCTCGCTGGGATGGCGCTTCAGATGTCTCACTGAACAGTAGAGTATCTTCTGCGCCACCCCGCCTAGTCGTTTGGGACTTCGTCCACCGCTGCATCGATGTCAATCGGGAATGCTTTGGCAAACTCTCCGACCACGTAGAGGTAAATGTCCGAGCGGTCTCGAGCGAGCTGTGCAAACCGACGTGGTGGATTGATTTCACCGTCTCCAGGCTGAATCACATAGCATCGTGCCATGATCATCAGAATCTGGAGCATCTGGTCGGGAAACTCAGGGAATGCAATCTTCAGCGCCTTCTGGACTTCAGGTCGAGGAAACAGGTCGGCTGCCTTCGGTTCACGGAATGTGAAACTGCCTGGTGCACCGATGAAACGCTCGATGTCGACTACGTGATTCGGTCGACCTTCTGTTTTAGGAATGGCGTCGAAGATTGAACTCATTATGATCCTGACAGACCAGTGATTCCGCTCACACCAAGTTTGATGGTCGCGGTCTCGGTCTGTGTCTCCTCTGGCGTTAGACTTAATCCTGCCTCAGTGACCATGCCGAAGTACTTGACGACGTTTCCGGCAACCGAAGCAGCACCATCTAAGTCTACATCAATCTCACACCCGAAACCGACTTTGCTTTGGAAGAGCGGACCGGTGGTGTTGTCGATGTACAGTTCGAGATTGACCGTTCCTGTCTGTGTCGTCGGAAGGGATGCTTCATAGACTGCACATAATGCCGTGGCGTTTACCATGTTCTGTGACACAGTCGAACTGAAGGACTTCGCCAGACAGACGATGCTGGTGGCACTGGTCGAAGGAAGTGCAGTCGTGTCACCCGTGAGTGCAGATGCGGTGAAAGTGATCGTGAGTGTTACGTCTTTTGCGAGAAGTGGACGAGCCATTGATAGTTACCTCTATGGAGTTATTGTGGCGATGTATAGCTGAACAATGCCATTGTCGACGCGACCATCCTGGCTCACGTCTACCGATGAGCTTACGCTCGACCGATTCAGGAAAAAAGGTGGCGTGGTGGAATCGACTGTCTGCTTGTTCAGGAGCGTGTCGATACGGTCCACAATCGCTTTGATGCGTGCCATGGACACAGCGCCGGACTGTGTATCCCAGCACCACACTTGATGGCTTGACGTGGTCACGATGCGACCGCCACACATGGACTTCTCGTCCGTCTGACCAGCGTCAGTGTGACGCACCACAATGTATGGCACCTGTGGCTGTCGCAGGGATACCGGGTCCTTCTCAGGAGCGAGATATAGATAGATGCCCTGCTGATAGTTTGGAGCGCGATTGTCGACAGCCAGAAGACCCTGAAGCGTCGAATCACCGCTGAGCGTGTCATAGATCCATTCATCCACGACTAGACTCTCAACCATTGAAGTATCTCCTCACGACGCTGGTGAAACTCGCCCATGCCTTCTCGGACGCAGGAATGGCGAATGGTCGGTTCATTGCAAACTCTAGTATTCGACCATAAGGTGCCGCGATACTGACCACGTATTCATAATCGGTCACACGGTTGATTGTAATTGACGACCGCAAGTTTGTTGTCCGCACGGCTGGTGCTTGTCCTGGCGCGGATGCCTGATGCGTCCGGTTCTTGCCGATCTTATAGATGCGACCAGACTTCTGCCCCGTCATCGATGCAATCATGCCACGGAATGCCTTCGACGCCGCCTCCTGAAGCCATACAGCCAAGACACGGAACCGATGCTCAGCATCGTCGAAGCCACGCAGGTCGACGTTCACTGTCACGGAGCGAGTACCTCGATGAGCAGTGGACCGAAGCGTCGCACTGTTGTCGATACCGTGAGCGTCAGTGTCAAGCGAACAACAGCTGCAGTCGGGTATGCGGCAGGATTCAAAACCGTCACGATTCCCTGTGTTGCCATTGACTTCGTGAGCGTCACGGAGCCAGACACGAATGAATACGCCACACCTGTTGCAGCGTTCGTGTATGTGGCGCTGAGCGTGCCTGTAGTGATGTCAATCGGCGAACCATTGTCATCGACCAGACGCACGACGAATGTATGCCAGTCACCGACCCATGCCGCCACCTGAACAACCTGTTCCGGATCTTCTGTGATATTGATGATGTTCACACTCATACTGGCCTCACGTATAGTTTCAGCGGTCCGAATACCTGCGTGTCGCTCGCACCTGTTGTCCTGGTCACAGTCACAGTGTACGTGCCAGACGTGTTCGTCACCGTAGTCGTGAGACCGAATGATAATCGCCCATTGTCCGCATACGTTGCTGTGCCGGCATACGTCGCCACAAGTGTTCCACCGCTGTTGTATACCTTCGCGCTGACTGTAGCACCAGTGATGTCGATTCCAGTCCCGTTCGCGTCCGTTACCTGGACATCGATGGACGTCGCTGTTCCGACATTGACATCGAGCGGCTGGTCTGCTCCGAGACCATCAGCCAGGAGTTGATATGGTCCAATGTGTACGCTCGTCGCAGCTGACACTGGCGTCAGGAGTTCAGCGGAAATGTAGTCAGTGCCATTGTGCAGGAGCGCACCCTTGAGTTCGGTGGCGGCGTCTAGGTCATTGACGATGGCATGAACATCAGCATCGACTCTGTTGACATTTCCGGATGTGTGCAAACCGACCAGTCCTTGCTTCGAGTCCTGATCTGCACGAAGAACATTCCATCCGAATGTGCCGTGCGTTGTGTGGTCAGTCGTCAAAGCACCCCATACAGCCGATGCAGTCTGTGCAGATGTCAAGCCACCAGATGACAACTTGACCGTCATCACCGCACCGTTAGTACCAGATGCACCACGCACCACGATTGTCACATCGTCAGCACCTGCAGCCAGTGCCGCATCAGGCAGGTCCAATCTGTAGACTCCCGGCATATTGGTAGCGTCAACCTCAGCAAAGCCACCAGAAGTCCACGCTTGCGTTATTGTGCGAGCAACTAGCGGGATGCTGACAGAGGCTGTGCGTGTGCGGTTGTAGCGAGCTGAGAGACCTGAGGTTGAGGCGGTGAGGCCTGTAATACCTAGGTAGAGTTCGATGCTTTGGGAGGTTGAGCCGGGAGGGATTGTGATGGTGGATGCGTTGCGCTCGGTAGGAACGTATTGGCTAGATGGCGTGTAACTCTGGAACTCAGACGCTCCAATCGTTGGAGTTGTAGGGGTCAGCCACGATGTACCATAAATGTCAGACACAAGACTGTTTGTGTTTATGCCACCGTTGATACCTACTTGTGCTGAGGTCAACGCTGAGATAAACGGATAATCTGCCCAGCCTTGTATTTTGCTGATGGATGCATTGATTGTGGCAAATCCATTTGTTATTGTTGTTCCACTGCTTGCAACATTGGTCAATGGAGTTGATGACTGAATGACGTTATATGACTGTGTAATTTGACCGTTATTTGTTAGGGCTGATATGCCAACTGGTGCTTCAATCAAACAGTTTTGCACCAACGATGGATGCGTTGTACTCATCTGCGATTGGCCAATAACACCTGCCCCCGCAGACAAATAGCAGTTTATAATTTTCACGCCACCATGCTGTCCAGATGTTTGTGATTGTAATCGCACTGCATTATTTGTCTGAAAATACGTATTCTGGTTTATAAAAATAGAATCAGTGACAGTAGTTTGGCTATTCCAAGTTCCAGAATGTGTCAAGCCTTGCAGTGTGATGCCTCCACCAAGAAACACGCATCGGCTAATATTAGGCCCTACACCACCAGCTTTTGCAGCAAAATACGCAAAGTACATTTCGGTAGAAGATGTAGGCTGATACACAAGACATCTTGACATAATAAGCGAAACAGATGTTGATGCCCAGATATTGTAATAAGGTGATCCACCAGCATTGTAGCCAGTGAAACAAATATCTTGAATTGTCACATAGTCTTTATCAATAACAAAAACATTACCTGCGCTTGTTGTCGTGTTAGTCAAAAAGTTTGTAATTACAACTGGGCCAGCATTGATACCACTAAACTGTGATGCAGTTGGATTACCCGCTATAGTTACTCGCTGTCCTTCATTCGCAGGATTTGTAAACGCAGCAGTAAACGTACCTTGATAAACACCGGGAGCGATATACAAAGTATCTCCCGGAGCAATACCCGTAGCACCAATTGCTTTAGTTATTGTCTGCCACGCTTGATTTGTTGCAGGCCCTGTACCAACATTGCTGTCACTTCCGTCAGTCCTAACATAGTAAGTAGCCATTATTCAGCTGTCCCCGCTACTATCTGCTGAGCCATAATCACCGCAAACTGTGACACAATCCCATATTGAAACTGCTCATCCTGCTGAACCCACCAGATATTGACGCTCGTTCCATCCTGCCCAAACGTGCCGAGGATGTTGCCGTTGTCATCCTCAATGTCACCAAAGACACGCCAATCAGTGGAAGGCGCAGGTTCCTTTTCAATCCTAAAGTTCTGCAGGTTCATTTGCCCACCTTCAAACTGTTAGCCTGTGTACCCTTGAAAGGCATCGTGAGGAATCCCAGCGCAGCACTCATCGCAGCAGAGACACCAGCCGCAACAGCCTTGCTACCGTACAATGCCATCACTGCTCCGAGCTCTGCGACATCCTTGGCTTCTGCCGTGCGTACGCCATCGCCAAACACGGTTGCAAAGGAAGCAGTGAATGCAACCAGGACAACAACCAGCAGACGCGGAATGGATATTGAACTCATCTTTGCAAACTCCCCTCGATCATCGCGACGCGACTCTCGAGCTTACCGAGGCGCTCCTCAATGCGTCGCACTTCCTGTGCCTGTCCTAACAATGTCGAATTTACGTTTTCAAGTTTGACATTCAGTACATTAATGCTCACCTGTAGTTTCGTATAGGTTCCGATCACGGCTCCTAATACCAGGACGAGCTGTCCAACTAGCGCTACAACGACCTCTACTGTCATGCCATCACTCCACAATACATCTTCACTCTAATATGGTGGCACACTGACGCATCTCGCATCACGCAGTCAGTTAACCGTTTGACCTCGAGCGGAGTGC